AATTCCTGAACGATGAACCCACCCTCTCACCAAAGGACATTGACCTTGTATCCTTTGGGGCGCGCACCTACGGGTATACACCCATCAACAGGGAGTATCGCCCGTTGTCCACAGACTACAAGCCTAGTATGAGATCCATCGTCCCTGACGGTCATTTCCCGCTTGTAGATGGCTGTGTGGCACCCAACCGCGGCCGTCCATCTGACTTGTCCGCCGTTGAGGAGAGAATAAACAAGGTACGAAACGACGTGGATCCTCCGCAAAAGTACAACGTGTATTCAGAAGAGTTCGTTCGATTTTTCATTCCGGACAGTAAGGTAGGTTTAGGTACTCCGGTCGATGTTAGTGAGTTAGACGATAGGATGCCTAGGGCGACCCAGCGTGCAATTACTGAACAGTCCTTGGACTGGTTGGATTGCAACAAAAGGATCGTTAAAGGCTTTGTCAAAGCAGAATCATATGCTAGTGTTAATGCTCCGCGAATGATTTCGACTCTTCCACCATCTTTCAAGACCAGATACGCGTTGTTCTTGTACGCTTTTGTTGATTCAGTCCTACACAATGCCGAATGGTATGCATTCGGATGCAATCCCAATACGTTGGGGCACAAGGTAGGGAAGGTTGCCTCGAGTGCGTCGTTTGTTGTACCAACCGACTTCTCGAAGTTTGATGGAACCATATCACATTTCATGCGCAAGCTTGAAGCAAGGGTTTTGCGACGCTGGGTTTCCCCCAGGTATCGCGAGGAACTTCTCAGGCTGCACGCGGAACAGTGGTCAATGCCTGGATGCACTAGACATGGCATCTGGTTTGCGGCTGGTTTTCATCGACTCTCTGGTTCTAGTGAAACCTCTGGGTTTAATTCCTTCGACAACGCCTTTGTTGCTTATTGCGCATTAAGGAATTCGGGACGGAATCCGCAGGAGTCGTACCTGAGGCTCGGTTTGTATGGCGGTGATGACGGGTTGACTGCCGATGTTGATCCGAGGTTGTACGAGATGACAGCGCGGGACCTTGGTCTCGGGCTGAAGGCCGATCTGATAAAGAGAGGCGAGGTGCTGCCCTTCTTGGGTAGGTTCTGGTACAACGCTTGGACAGCCAACGCGACATCCACGTGTGACGTGGACCGCCAACTCCGGAAGTTCCATCTAACAGCGAATAATGATGGAACACTTCGAACAGTTTTGGTAGATAAGGCTCTTGGTTTTTGGTATTGCGATAAGGACACCCCACTTGTTGGGCTCTTGGCAGAGAAAATCCTGTCAATTGCAGATGTCTTGCCGACACCTGAAATGGTTATCCAAAAGAATACGAACTGGTTTGCTGCCCAGGGCGCTTCGTTTGAACAGCCGCCCAGTGGAATTGCAGTGAAACATTTGTTATCTCAAGGATATTGCGATGAAACATACCAGCGACTACGAACCATCATCATCACAGCCAAAACGCTCGAGGATCTCTTCCCGAGAGAGGAGTCCGGAACCATACGACGAGTCGATGTCAAAGTCGACGCTGTCGTCGATGGAAACGTCCTCAGAGTCGGAGGAGCCAGGCAAGCAGTCCCCAAACCCGATGAGCCCGGGCGGGGAGGATCAGCCGTTCGCCGTCCTGGAATGGCACGACCCGACAGAATGCCCATGCCTCACGTGCGACGTGGAGGTATGGCCTCTCATGGTCCCAACGCTTTACGCGGAGGGCATCGCGGAGGCCGTGGTGGCAGATTTGTCGAGGCGGCTAGACTGGCCGGAAG